AATTACACAAGGATGATCATTGAACTGATTCTCACCGTGTCCATCTAAAAATACCATTGGCGGAGGTGTTCCTCTATTTGCATCTTGTCCATAAAACATTTTAGTTGCTGATTTAAAAAAGTGTATAGCGGCCAATAAGTAGTCTGCTTCTTTTGTTGACTGAGCTGTAAATGTTCCTGTTAGCTGTATGTCAGTGATCTGACTTGACTGATAAAAATATTGTGCATAGTTAGAATGTGTTGGTGTTGTTTTATTGTAATCAGCTTGATAGTTAACTATGACCTGCGGCGTATACGGAAATATTACACCGTCTGTTGCTTTTAACGGATCCAATAAGCCTGAGTCTCCAGATTTATAAAGTACTTGACTGCCTGGTGCTAGTCGTACTCGAAATCTCCAATCTTCTGGATTGTTGTCATTAGCTCTTATGTTAGCTTGTTCTCGTGCCTGTGCTTCATCACTGCTAAGATAATCTGAAAGTCCTGAAAAATCTATTTGGTTAACTTCTTGGGTTGGGCCCGTGCCGTTACCTGTAAGTATCCCCGGAATAAATTCTGGGTCTTGTTGTTGACCACCAAATTCCGGTGGAAAGTTATATGGGGATTCTGCCGTAGCTGATCCTCTACTATCTGTAAGTATCCCCGGAACCACTGGTGTGGGTTCAAGTGGGCTATACGGGTTATCTGCTATGTTGATATCTTCTGCCATGTCTTTTCCTTATTGTAATACTATTTATTGAAATAATAATAACCCACTATAATAGCTAAACCAAAAAAGGTTGACAGGGGCTGTCAATACTGTATAATTAATTGTAACAAACAAGGAGATATTGCAAGTGGCAGAAAAAACTACAAAAGTAGTAGCAAGAACAGGTCGTAAGGTAAACTATCTTAACAATAGAGATATTCTTAAAGAGATACACAAATCTAAAGCAACGTTTTGTACATACCTTGACAAGGACTCACAACATCAACAAGATGCTATTGTCTACGAGCTTAGTAAAATCAATAAAGCAAGGATTAAAGAAGCCAAAGCAGACAGGATTGCTAGACATAAAAGAGCAACAGGTGAAATATTGAAGCCTAGCGAGATTGATGATCAGAGTTTAGTGTTTCGTTTAATGACTTGGGAACATATTCCAATGGTTGATAAAAAGCCAACCAAAGCACAGTTAAAGAAACGTGCTAAGATAGAAGATATGTTTGACGACATTGAAGAAGCTAGAGAACAAGAGGATTATGGTATAACAGATCAAATACATACTAAATGTAATTTCCCCCCATTTCAACATTATATGCTTGATGAGAATATGAAACCTTATCTAGTAGGCAAAAGTCACTGGGTAGGTGATTTGGAAACAGGACATTTTTCAAAAGATCATGGCTCAATGACTCCAAAGTTAGCACACATGTTTATTAAACTGTGTGAGCGTTATGCTACTAGATCAAACTGGCGTGGTTATACTTACAATGAAGAAATGCGTGGACAAGCTCTATTACAACTAAGTCAAATTGGCCTACAGTTTGATGAATCAAAAAGTCAAAATCCATTTGCTTATTATACAGCGGCCATAACTAACTCGTTTACACGTATTCTTAATATTGAAAAGAAAAACCAATCAATACGTGATGACATTTTAGAAATGAACGGATTGAATCCAAGTTTCACTAGACAAAACAGTGAAATAGATGCTAAACTACGAAAAGAAGCCGCAGAGGACGCAGGAACAGAGCAAAAAGCAGAAACAAAGTAACTAATAACTCCTAAGGAAGGTTATGAGTAATTTATTTAAAAAAGCCGCTATTCTGACTGATATACATTTTGGTTTAAAGTCAAATAGCCAACTACACAACGAAGACTGTTTGAATTTTGTCAAATGGTTTATTACCAAAGCTAAAGAAGAAGGGTGTGAAACCTGTATCATGATGGGTGATTGGCACAATAACCGTGCCGCAATTAACATTGTTACCTTAAACTACAGCTTACAAGCAATTGAATTGCTAGGCGATGCATTTGACAGAGTGTTTTTTATTCCTGGCAATCACGACTTATACTACAGAGACAAGCGTGATATTCAATCTGCATCATGGGCTAAACATATTCCAAACGTTGAAATAATCAATGACTTTTACAAAGAAGGAGACGTACAATTTGCTCCTTGGCTAGTAGGTGACGATCACAAAAAGTGTAAGAAGCTTGAAGGACGTTATCTATTTGGTCATCTAGAACTTCCTCACTTCTTTATGAATGCTATGGTACAAATGCCTGAGACTGGAGAGATACGTGGTGAGGATTTCCAAGGATTAGAAACAGTATACACTGGACACTTTCACAAAAGACAACAAAAGAAAAACATTATCTACACTGGTAATTGCTTTCCTCACAACTATGCAGACGCAGGTGATGATGACCGAGGCATGACTATATTAACCTGGGGAGAAAAACCAGAGTTTCATTCGTGGCCAGATCAACCTAGATACAGAGTTTATAAACTTAGTCAAATACTTGACAAGCCAGAAGAATTACTGTTGAAAGGTATGCACACTAGAGTAAACATTGACATTGATATTTCATACGAAGAAGCTAGTTATATACGTGAAACATTTGTAGGAACTTATGGACTGCGTGAGCTTACCTTAATACCAGTTAAAAATATAGATATGTCACAAGATGTTGAACCTGGACTGTTAAAGTTTGAATCAGTTGATACCATTGTTACTAATCAATTAACTAACATCGAAAGTGATCACTATGATCCTAAAATGTTGTTAGAAATTTATAGGGACTTATAGAATGTTTAAGATTAGAACGCTAACAGTTAAAAACTTTATGAGTGTGGGTAATGCCACACAAGCAGTTAACTTTGATCGTGATGACTTAACACTGGTACTAGGTGTCAATGTTGATTTAGGTGGTGATGATAGTGGTGCTCGTAATGGTACAGGTAAAACTACTATAATTAATGCACTGAGTTATAGCTTATACGGACAAGCATTAACTAACATTCGAAAAGATAATTTGATCAATAAAACAAATGCCAAGGGCATGTTAGTCACTGTTGAGTTTGACCACAATGGACAAATATACAGGATTGAGCGAGGTCGTAAACCCAACACTATGAAGTTTTATGTTGGCGATGATGAACAAGAAATTACAGACGAAGCACAAGGTGATTCAAGAGAAACACAGAAACAGATAGAACACATGTTAGGAATGTCACATGAAATGTTCAAACATGTTGTTGCGTTAAACACCTATACAGAACCCTTCTTAAACCTTCGTGCTAACGATCAAAAGGCTATCATAGAGCAACTGTTAGGCATTACCATGCTAAGTGAGAAAGCAGATGCGTTAAAAGAAAAGCTTAAACAGACAAAAGACAGCATCAAAGAAGAAGAATATCGTATCAAAGCTGAACAAGATGCCAACGAAAAGATCAAAAGTCAAATTGAAAGTCTTAAACGTAGACAAACACTATGGCAAACAAAACACGATGAAGATGTTAATAAAATACAAAGTGCGTTAGATAACTTATTAAAATTAGATATTGATGCAGAGTTAGATGCACATAAACAACTGGTAACATTTAATCAAAAAGTTAAAGATATCAATGACTTATCTACTAGCATTACTAGGTCTAAAACAGATGTTGATAGAGAAATTGCCAGTATTAAAAAACTTGAAAAAGAAATAGCTGATCTTAAAGAACATAAATGTTATGCTTGTGGTCAAGAGTTACATGACGAGAAACACGAAGAAGTACTTACAGCAAAAGAAAAACATCTAATAGAAGCTAATAAAGAACACGATGGTCACGTTGAATTACTTGGAGAGTTAGAAAAAACATTTAAGGAAATTGGACCAGCAGGTGATAAACCTAAAACATACTATCCAACTGAGCAAGATGCTTTTGAACATAAGAACTCTTTAACTACACTAGATGCACAGCTAGAAAGTAAACAAGACGAAGAAGACCCTTATGAAGAACAAATTGAAGAGATGGAGACTACTAGCATTGACGAAGTAGACTTCAGTGCAATGAATGATCTTGATAAACTTAGAGATCATCAAGAATTCCTACAAAAACTGTTAACTAACAAAGACAGTTTTATTAGAAAAAGAATAATTGATCAAAATCTTAGCTATCTGAACGCTAGACTAAGTCAGTACTTAGAAAGAATCGGACTGCCACACACAGTCACCTTCCTTAGCGATCTTTCTGTAGAAATTACTGAACTAGGACGTGAACTAGATTTTGACAATTTAAGTAGAGGCGAACGTAATAGATTAATCTTGTCACTGTCATGGGCATTTAGAGATGTCTACGAGAGCCTCTACGACCCTATAAACTTATTGTTCATTGATGAATTGATTGATTCAGGTATGGATGCTAGTGGTGTTGAAAGTGCTTTAGCTATACTTAAAAAGATGTCACGTGAACATAAGAAATCAATCTGGTTAGTATCGCACAAAGACGAACTGAGTAGTCGTGTTAATAACATACTAACCGTAACAAAAGAAAATGGCTTTACTACGTACGGTACAGACGTAGATTCGGTATAAAATTTTCCAGGGGGTAGCATACCTGACTAAATGTATTATGCTACACAATTCTAATAAAGGAACTATATTGTCATACGAAAATCCCTGGATGTATCAGGACAAAATCTTTGATACCGAAGATATTGGGGATGACTATGGTTTCGTTTATAGAATTACTAACACAACAAACGGGCATGACTATGTTGGGAAGAAGTTTTTCTGGACAGTAAAGAAACGCCCACCACTGAAAGGCAAGAAAAATAAAAGAAGATCAACTGTTGAAACGGACTGGAAGACCTACTGGGGATCTAGTGACCGTTTGACCCGCGATATAGAAAACTTAGGCAAAGACAAATTCACAAGAGAAATAATCTACTTGTGTAAAGCAAGAGGTGAAACAAATTACATGGAAGCCTATTATCAGTTTAAAGAAAATGTATTACTACGTGATAACAATTACAATGGTATTATAAACATTAGACTTGGTATTGGCAGTGTAAAGAATATATTAATAGAAGATTTAACAAAATAGTCAATGATGCAGATGTGTTCTGTATCCTGAGGAGATCGTAGGCAACACCTACGTGGAACGTGTAGACTAGACTACACACAGGATGACGCAGTAAAAAAATAGGTTTAAAAACTAAATGATGTAGGCTCTGAGAAAAAGCAACCTACGTGCTTAGATAATTTCGCTAACTAGGGATTATCAAGCATCCGCCAGATGAAGCTAGAATAGGGGGTACCGGCTGACCGCCTCCGTGTAGAAATACAATTTCTTTTAATTAGTATGTGCGTAAGACTCAGATAAAGTCGCTTTCATATTTTGCCTTGTATAGGTGAAGTATGGCTGAAAGATCTAGATAAAGCACGAAAGAACATACAGTATATCAAAGTAATTAAATTAATTAATTCTTTAAGAAAACAACTTCGAGTGTAAACGAAGAAGTTAGATGTCGCAGACATCTTTAAGAAGCTCTAAGAATGTTTTTATTAGCACTAACTCTGATTTGACTATCTGTTAGGTTATCTTAGAAATTAAACTCAAAAAAAAGCACCCCTAAAGGTGCTCTCTTCTTAATTCTGTGGAAATGGTGTAAGGATAGTCTCTTACTTCTTATTCCATATTGTGTATAAAACCCATACTGCAATTAAACCAACTAAGCCTTCAGCTCCTAAAGATTTAACTACTCCAGTTACGTTACCGATTACGTTAACTTCTGGAAAAAACGGTATGTTACCTACGCCAAGTAGTTCTAAGACAATAAACATTGCCATTAGTGATACAGCTACGTCAGCTATAGACGAACTCCATTTTTTGATGTTATTTAATACTTCCATTTTACTTCCTCCTGGGAACTTCTCCCGGTTATTACTACCTAGTATCACAGTATTATGGTACTAAGTATTGTTACTGTGCTAATATTTTACACAGTATCTAGTATTTAGGCCATTAAATCGATGTAATAAACACAGTTATTAAGAGTGTATTACTCTAGATAACTATACACGATTTTTAATCCTAAATAATATATTAACAGATTTGCTAATATTTGTCAACCTAATAGAAAGGCATTTTGGTTTTTTTGGTAGTTTCTAAATTTTCTTTGATTATAGCACTAATGATTGCTCTTTCCTCTGTACTAAGTCCCATACTTTCAGTATAGCTTAATCCTCCACGCATGTACCAGGCTAGTTTTAATGATTCAGTTTTGATATTTTTTACGTCTTTTTCTAAACTGTCTACTAGTTCAGCAATTTGGTCAGGGCTCAAGGCCAGGAGCCTTATTCGAAAAAATTTGACATATCCATAGTAAATGGTTGAGTGTACTCTTTAAGACACTTTTCGTCACTACATTTAATCTTTAAAGGTTCCATTTCGGTTTTTGCTCTAAGTTCAGTAAGATGATCACGTATACGATTAAAAACGTCTCGATTAGCGTTGATCATAAACTCTTTGATATGTGTAGGATCAGTTACTGGTTGTCCTTCGACATTGATCGTTGAAATACTGTTTGCTATTGCGTCTAGAGATAACTCTGTAATCTTATTCAATGCTGTACTCATTGCTGTTAATTTTTCTTCTTCTGTTGCACCTTCTTGATTCTCTAATATCTGCAAAGTCTTTTGTTGTTCAAATTGTACTTTAGCTGTGTCATTAATTTCGTGATAGTTTAACGGTTTAAAGTAAACTTCAAGATCACCTAGCTGTACACCTTTAGAATAGTCCGGACTTTGGAACTTGTCAACAACAGTTCTTAAGTCTAATGTGTAATCTTGTACTTCTTCACAATGCGGACAAGTCACAGTCATTTCCATATCGTGTCCGTAACTGGCAATTTTAATTGAAGTTA